TATTATAGATGATAATTTTAATTCTTCTTCTTTGTTTTGCCTAATTAATCCGTTACTTAACGATAGATATTCATCTAAGTCTTGTAAATTGAATAATCTATTTATTATACTTCTTTTTTCCTCAGGATTTAAGTCTATGAAATTTGCAAAATCAGATACTGACATAGATATAAAACTCTTGTATGTATCATAATCAAATCCTATTAATTTATCTCTATCTTCTTTTTTTAAATTTTTAAATTTTCTTGTTTCATCTATATCATTGATAAATACTTTTGCACGATTAGGTTCTAAACATCTCTGAATTTTAATGTTATCAGACATATTATTAAAAAATTGTATTTCAGTTTCTAAATTTTTATTAATTCTATTCGGTAGTATTGATTGTGGAACTCTTTTACCACTTTTGCCCCTCACTATACCAAAAATAGAAAAATCAAATGATTGTTGAAAAGAAGATTTGCCTCCACCGTTATTTGCAGTTAATAGAATCAAATCAGAAGAATCTTCTTTGAATTTTACTGTTTGTGTGTTATTTCCAAATGATTTGAAATTTCTAAGTGAAATGGATTTAATTATCATGTATAATTATATATGAACATAAAAAAAAAGTTTTCTATAAAAAATGTTATTTTTAAATTAATATTAATAATATTAATAATATTATTAATTAGGACACGAAAAGATTTATATATAAATAAAAAACAAAATATGAAAACAATAAAAACATACTCAATAGATGAAACCCTATATGATGCATTTGATACATTGGCATCAGAGAAAAATATTAATAAAAGTTCTTTTTTCGAAGATGCTATTAAAAAATATTTAAAAGAAAATAATTTAGAAATTGTAGGAGAAGATTATAGATTAAAAACAAATGATGCTTATATTGTAACAATTCTATCTCAAAATGATAAAATATGTAATTTGAGTAGTGGTGATAAAATTCAAAGAAGATTATTTTATGATTTATTTATGCCAGTTGATGGTGTTAATCCAGAAGAATTTTTTGGTAGTAATAATAAAGTATTAGAAGATGTATTTAATAAAGTTAAAAAATTAAATCCAGACGATGTAGGAGATATTAATTGTGTTCCTACCAACGAATTTTATAGTAAAGATTTGTTTAATGTTATTAATACTGAAAATAAATCTGATGATATAGTGTCTACAATTAAAGAAAGTGCAGAAGATGTAAAGGAATTATTTAAAATTAATTATAATTACAAATCAAAAGAGTATTTAAATTGTTCTAAACTTGAAATTTGTGATATAATTATTAAATTGAAGATAATGACATTTGAATATGACAACTCTTCAGATAATTTGAGGAATTTGTTAGTAGATATTTACACAATTTATAAAGATACACTTATTATATGAAAAAAAGAGATTCAAATGAATCTCTTTTTGTTATTTTAATTTTTAATTTTTAATTCATTTTCTCAAATCTCCATTTAAAGTAATAATAGTCATTATTTTCTATATGGTAAGTATCTTCATTTATCTTCATTATGATATATGGCTTATTGTTACTATTGATATTATATCCTAAAATTTCAACTACTTTGTTTTCGTTTATTTCAAATAGTTTGCCTATATTATCTTTTACCTTAGTTTCATTTTTCATATTTTTATAAAACCCTTTATCTGGTATGAACCATTTATCTAACTTTTTATAAAAATAATTACTCAATTTTAGTTTATATTCACTATCAAATCTGTATAAGTATTCTGGCTCGAAATATACTTCTGATTCAAGTGTTGGTCTTATTAAACCATTATAATTTCTGAATACGCCAAAATATTCTTCTTTATCAAATTCAAATGATATAAATACATCTAATTTTAAACTACTATTTTCATATATTCTTAAAATTTTAATGTTGTCATACAATTCAATATCTTCCAAAAATGGATTACTATCTTTATAGATTAAGTTATTTTGACCACGTAAGCCTTTTATTACTCTATCTAAGTTAGATACTAAGCCAGATTGACGGGCATAAAAATCAGTATATGGACTATCCTGATAGTTATAATACGATGAGCTTGGATCCTGAGCAAAGGCAAAGTCTCCTCCTCCTCCTGCAGTACCCATTGGTTCAATCCCGAATTGAAATTGTTGAAATTCTGAATCCTCTGTTATTAGGTTTGCTTCATTAAAAAATGAATATCTACTATATTTTAATACTTTCATACTGTTATATATAAATTTTTCGATTTATTATTTTAATATATATTTAAAGGAATAAATAAAATTAATATATAAAGATAAAAGAATATTTATGTCAGAAGAATTAGATAATAATCAAGAAAATAAAAAAAATATCAATTATAATAAAAAATTTGATATTATTGAAAAATATCAATTTAAAGATGATTCTGTTGAACTAATAACAGATTCTCCTTCTGAATCATCGATTAAAAAAAATATCGAAGGAGTTTTAATTAAAGATATACCATCCAAGTCACTTAGTAAGAAAAGTGAGAGTAAAAACGCAGAAAAAATAACAGAAGTTAATAAAATAGAAAAAGTAGACTCAACTGAAATAAAAACTGAAAAAAAATATACTATTATGAAATCCAATAAAGAATTGTATGGTTCTTTTATTAAAGAATTGAAATATTATTCATTGAGCATTAACGATGAAGTTATTTATGATTCAAGTATTGATAAATCTAAAGACTGTCCTGTTAAATTTGAAAATGATTATTTTATCTTATTTGGTAAAAAATATTCATATAATGGCTTAAAAATTAAAAAAATTAATTTAAAATAAATGGAATTAAAAAATATTCAAAATCGTAAAGATTTTATTAAAATGAATGAAATTTTTGGTGGAACTCAAGGTGGAGTTGGCGCTAGAGATGGATTTGCAAATAATTCTGAATTGAAAGATACTTATTTAGGAAAACTAATGAATGGTTTATTTAAAGGATTGAGTTGGTTATGGAGAAAAAGTAAAGAAAATTTCATTATTAACAGAATGATTGCAAAATTAATTAATGAATTAGTTCGTGGAGTTATAATATATTGCTTCATAAAAAAAATTGATTTACAATCAGGTAAAATATCAGAATCAGAATCTGAATCAGTAAACAAAGAAAATGTAGAATCAAATGATAACAAAGTTAATTTTGATGTAATTAAAAAGGATATTGGAGAGGATTTGTTTAATAGAATGATGAGCGGTAATGAAGATGAAGATGTTGAAGAATTGATTAAAAAATCAGGAATAAAAACAGATAATGATAGAACGATAATAAAAAATATCAATGACGTAAAAGAAGTTGTAGATAAGGAAGATTATAATAGAATGGAAACTGAAACATACGAATTTTTGAAGAAAAATATTCAATATTTTGACGAAATTAAGAAAAATGCAGATGACGGCGATGAAGATTCTAAAAAGAAACTTGATATGATAAAAGCTATCTATGTCAATTATGAAATAGTTAGAAAATTAAAAGAAAAAGAAACAAAAAATAAAGGAGCATTAGGAGAAGCATCATTAACAAATGAGGCATTAACTAAACTGAGAACAGATTCTAGTGCTGGTAAAATTGGATTAGGATCAAATTCTCCAACTATAAGTCCTGCTATCAATCCAAAATCACTTATTAAAAGTTTTGTTAGTGTTAAAAGCATTATAACTAAAAGAGATCAAGACAAATATAAAGAGCGTGAAGCTGATTTTTCTCTACCAATATCAGATATAAATTTAGCTGAAATAGAAAAAACAATTAATAGAAAAACTGATGTTATGAAAGAAGTTTCATCAAATGTAAATTCTGAAAGTTTGAAAGTAATTCAACTTACTGTGAAAGAATTATTAGTTTCAAATAGTCAAGAACAAAATGTAGAAAAAGAAAAATTAAAATTGAGATGGGATAAAGAATTATCAAAGGTGTATGCTAGTTTTTCTTTACTGATGGATATACCAAGTGTTGATATAAGAGATGGAAACTACGGATCAGGCTTAAATTTATCAGGCTCAACATCAAGGGTATATAAAGAAGTTAAACAAATTGGTTCTGATACAGAATCATTGAAAATTGGCGATCAATTGGGTGATTCATTAAATCCAGTTGAAACTAAAATAGGTGGATTGGAAGGAAATTGGCAATATTGTATTTTTGATTATCAAGGAATAAATTATAATGCTACAATAGCACCAATTAGTTCTGCACCATCAAATGGATTTTATATGTTTATGGTTACGCAGACAATTAAGAAAATAGAAAATAATGTTGTCACATCAAATTTTAAAGAATTTGAGAAAATTTTTACATCTACAAATTTTGCAAATGTTAATCTTAAAAAAGATGATGTAGTTAATGTATACTTCATGTTAAAGAAAGGTGCTAGTTTACCATCAGGTACAAGTGCAAATACAAATGGGCAAAGCAATAGTTTTTTAGTTTTTAATAATTATATTAGTTCTGACAATAAAACCAATAAATTGTTTCTATGTGAGCCATCAGGAGAGAAATTTATAGCTGATTTGGATTTAAGTAATCCTAGTAATACAATTGATGGCGTAATAGCTAGTAATTATCAAAAAGATAAAATTAGTATTAAGAGCTGTCGTAAGTTTGATAGAGTTAAATTTTGGTGGAAAGCATTAAATCTTATAACTGATACTAATGATAAAAAATTCTGTGCTTTTAAAGATGATGAAAGTAATCCTGTATTTTGGAATGATAAAGTAGTATTAGATAATCTAAAGAAAATTGCATCTAAATTTTAAATAAAATATAAAATATAAAATGAAAAAAACATATTCAGATTTCATATTAAATGAACAAGATTCATCAACAGCAGTTGCTCCTAGTGCAACTACAAAAGTAGAGCCAACTAATACTGCTGAAACAACAAAAACAATCAATCCTGATGTACCTGGTGAAGAAAAAACAACAGTTGATCAAGAACAAGATGATACAAAAAAAGATGACAGTCAAAAAGATGAAATAATATCAAATTTTGATGAAACAAAAGGAGAAGAGATTATCAAAGAAATTCGTGATTTTTGGATAAATAAAATAATAACAGAAAATGAATTAAATTTTTCTGGTAACACATTAAAGATTCTTTATGTCAAACAAAAAAATTCAAAATATATTAAATACAAAGATACTATTAATGAAGTTATTGCATCAAAAACAGCAGAATGTAATCAAAGATTGATTGATTCTGATGTTAACGATATGTTTTTTTATGTTGATTATCCTATTAAACTTATCAAAAAAGGATTGACAGGCAAACCTAGTATTGTTTCATTCTTTAATAGACAAACTGATGAAAAATATAACTCTAAAATAAAAGAAATAATAAGTAATAATGAATATGCTGATAGCTCAGGATTACCTGAATATCAGAAAAAATTAGTATTGGGTGAATTCGAATTATTAACAGACATAGATGAAAAACATACATATATGTATGATAATCAGCCAGTTGAATTTACATTCGAAAATGGTGCAATAAAAACAATGGTCAATGCAGATACAAATAATTCAATTAGTTTAGTAGATAAAAACGACAAAAATATATTTGATATCACAAAATTGAAAAAATATGATGAATCAGCCAAATCAGATATAACAACAAACACTACAACTGTTGCTGCTACCACAACAAACACAACAACTGTTGCTGCTACCACAACAAACACAACAACTGTTGCTGCTACCACAACAAACACTACAACTGTTGCTGCTACCACAACAAACACTACAACTATTGCTGCTACCACAACAAACACAACAACTATTGCTGTGAGTAAGAAAAATGTTATGAATAGTAAAGATTTTAAAAATAATAAAATTTTAAATAAAAATAAGAATAAAAACACATTTTAAAAAAACTTAACAAAATGAAACATATAAACAATTATGAATTTTTTTTAGAAAATGGTACGAGTAATCCTAACACACCACAAGGTTATGTAAATTCATTATCAAACAAAACAAAATTAAAACCAATCCAAAATAACAACAATCAACAGATAAACAAACAGAAACCTACAGATGAAGTAGATAATATATTACAAGACACTGAGCAACAGAAACAAAATATTGTGGCAAAGAAAGATGTTATAGAAAAAGGTTTACTTCAGAATATTCAAGATTTAGAACCTGAAAATCAAAAAGTGGTAAAAACACAAGTACAGGATTATAAAAACCAAGTACAAGAATTTGATAAAACTGTACAGCAAATAGATAAATTAAATAAGACACTTAAAAAATCTAATGTTAATGTAAATGCAAACATAAACATGAAAAATGCAAGAAAACAAAATAATTTTTAATTATAAATGTCTAAACTAGATGAAAAATACATAGAATCATTAGATACATTCACAACAGCACTAGAAAAAATCGTAGAAATATTAAAAGAACAGCAAAAAACTGGTAAAGCAGATGTTGTTAACGATTTTTTAAAAACTCCTATGGATGATTTGAGTCATGTTGTTAAGGATTTGCAAAAAATAACTGAGGACGGATTCAAAAATGTCAAAACAGACAACGAAAAAATATTACAGAAAATTGATGGTATAAAGAAGCAAAAAGAATCTGGAATGTTTGGTAGTATAGAGGATCCTAAAAATAAGAACAAAATTGTTGATGGTATTAAAGTTGTTGTATTAATTGCGGCAGGCGTTTTAGCATTAGGATTAGCATTTAAAATAATTGGAAAAGTTGATTTTCTGTCTGTTGTAGCGTTATCTGTATCTATGATATCTATGTCCATGGCTTATAGTAAAATAGCGGATATTAAAAATTTAAAATATACTAATATACTTTTGATATCCGCTATTATGCCTTTGATGGCAATTGGATTAGCATTATCTGGATATATTTTGAAAGGTATGCCTAATTTTTCAATAATGCAATCAATATCTATACTTCTTATTAGTACAGCTATGGGACTAGCAACATATTTTATAATGAAATCAATTTCTAAGATTAGTACATCATCATTGAAAATGATACCATTATTACCTTTTATTTTACCAATGATAGCATGGGGTATAGTCAAATCTTCCCAAATTTTAAAGAACGTTGATAGAATATCATTTGTCCAAGTACTATCTGTAGGATTGATTGGATTAGCTTTGGGTGTAGCGACATTTGGTATATCATTAGCATTAAGGGGATTGAAAAACGTGACATACAAAGAAATGTTAGCATTACCATTCATGATACCATTAATAGCAGGTGGTATAGTTTTGGCTAGTGAAATATTTAAAGGATTTGTACCGCTTAGTAATCCATTAGATTTATTAATTGGTAGTGCTGTTATAGGATTGTCTTTATTATTTTTTACTCCAGCAATTTATTTTTTAGGTAAAATGAAGTTAGAAGATGTTATTACTGGAGCATTGATGATATTGCCAATGTCTTATGCTATTACTCAATCTAGTATTATTTTTAGTAAATTTATACCTCTTTCTGATCCATTGAATGTTGTTTTTAGTACATTAGCAATGGGTATATCAATATTGATTTTTACTCCTACCATTGTGCTATTAGGTAAATTGTCAATTTCTGATTTACTTGTTGGTATAGCAGGAAGTGTTTTGACTTCTGTTGCTATTGTATTGGTTGCTAATATATTTGCATCATTACCAAATAATATGATAGCTCCAGATTTCATGTGGACATTATCTGCTGGATTGGCAATAGGAGGATTTGCTCTTATAGCTGCTGGAGTTGGATTTTTTGCTGGAACTAATCCATTTTTCTGGATTGGACTTGCCGCTATTTTAGCAGTTGCTGGAATTATGGTTCTTGTTTCTCATATTATACCAACTGGTAACTACGCTAAATATCCACCTTTGGATTGGGCTTTAGGAGTAGGTGGATCATTGATAGCATTTAGCTCTGCTATGATTTTAGCATCAGCAGGTAGTATTGCAGGAGTAATTTCAAAAGTGTTTACTGGCGGAGAAGATCCTTTAATTAAGATAGCAAATTCCATGGTAGCTGTATCTTGGCTTTTACAGAGTGGAAAATGGGATAGTGGTTATCCAACATTAGGTTGGGCTTTAGGTGTTGGTACTGCGTTATCATTGTTTGCTGCTTCTTATGTTGCTATAACAGGATTACAAGGAATTAATAAAGTATTTTCATTTTTAACTGGTACTAAATCACAAAGTTTCAATGATTTTGTTATATCAGCAGCAGGTGCAATGAAAACTGCAAATGCTGAATTATCAAGTGTGAATTGGAGTGCAGCAGGTAGTTATCCATCTAAAGATTACGCAGATGGAGTAGGAGAATTATTAAAATCATTTGCTGAAACATATGCAATAATATCTGTTTCAAATATATTTAGTAAAACTCCTGAGAATTTTGGAGTATTTGTTGAAAATGCTGCGAAATCTATGGTTACTGCAAAAACAATACTAGATAGAGCTGACTGGACTACTTCTGGACATCCTACAAAAGAGTATTCTGAAGGTATTGGAGCTTTTCTTGTGTCTATGGCTACTGCATATTCTAAAATCAACGATATTGGAATTATGGAGTTTTTTGCAAAATTATTTAATGTTGGTAATAAATTGACAATAAATGATTTCGTTGAGCAATCATCAAATGCAATAGTTTTAGCATCTAATATATTAGCAGGTGGTGATTTTACTACAATTCCAGATTCAAAATATTTAACTAATTTTACTAATTTCCTAATTTCAATGGCAGATAATATTAACAATTTTAAAATTGACACATTGGATATGGCAGCTTTCACTTCAAATTTGAATTTATTAGCACCATCATTATCTTCATTATCAAATGCTACTCAAAATCCTTTATCTGATATTTATATACAAGGCTTTGATAAGTTAGTTAAATTACTAGATAATATGCCGGATAAAAGTGCTCAAATACATAAATTGGCTGATTCATTTGTTGATTTATCAAATTCATTGAAAGATATTACAACTTTTGATAATTTATCAAAAGTCTCAGCTAGTGTGGTGCTTTTAAGTGCTGTTGATGATACAAAACTACAAATAGTTCTTGATAAATTAAAAGATAACCAAGATACAATAAAAACTATTTATGGTAATTCAAGCTCAACACCAAATATAATGAAAACAATGGGTAAATTTTTTGATACATTAACAGGCAATGATAAAATTGAAGCCAATAATAAATCAAATGAGCCAATTGTTGTTACTACCAAAATAGATCCACAATTTTATAGTGACATGGCTGAAATGAAAAGATATTTGAAATCAATTAAAAATTCTTTAGATAAACCTGCACCTGCATCAAGTTTTCATAGATAATCAGAGATAATCTATCATACCTGTAAACTTTAATTTAATTTTAATCTATAAGTTATTAAAGTAAATATTTTGATATTGTATAGTATCAAAATATTTATTGATATATGTTCATTTGAACCTATATCAATAAATATATAAATAAAAAAGAAGATATGAAAAGATTTTTATATTTGATAAGATATTTTAAACTTCTTAAGAAGAATGAGAAGATTTTATCTGAATCCAGAATTAATAAAAATGTTAATCCCTATGGTATTCAATACGATTGGATAGGTAGATTATATACAGTACTAAATTTACCATTGGATGACAAAGAAAACATTGATAAGTATGGCTATTATTATGTTGATAATATGGTTAGAAATCATGTTATTGAAATTAATAATTTTTTATTTGAGTTAGGAATGTTAGAATATGTAGAATTAGATACAGATAATATACAACAAATTGATGATTTAAATATAAGAATAGTATTAAAATTTAAGTATCTAAATACAAAAATTATCGCAAGATTTCTTATAGGTACAATAGTATTAGGATTTTTATTTGGAATATTTTCTTTATTATTTTTATTATAAACTTTATTAAACAATTACAATATATTTAAAAAACAAAAAATTATGGCAAAAGAACAATATCACGAATTAGCAGATTATATAATAGACTATTTTAAAGTCTTAGAAGAAAAATTATGCATTCCAATAAACTTGAAATTTGTATATCAAGCAGACGATAAACAAAAAACACTAATAAAAATATGTAAAATTAACGATAGATACGTGAGCTTATTGAATGCTGAACTATTAGTTAGTTTTAATGAAAATTTTTTTGATGCTTTTGACGATGAAATAAAAAACATATTAATTGATCAAGAGTTAGCATTAATAGAAGCAGATCTTGATAAAGGTACAATTAAATTGGGAAAAGCAGATTTGATAACATCATATGGTATTATTAGTAGATATGGAGTTGAAGCTGTTGAAAGAGCAAATAAATGTAGAGATTTATATAATAGTCAACAAGCTGAGAAAGATAAAGAATCAAAATCAAACAAGTAATAAATAAAAACAAAAATAAATAAATAAAAACAATGGAAGAAAAAAAATTTTTCAATTTTAACGGTGATGAAACATTCGACTTAAATACAGAATATACAAAATTATTTGTAGATGGAGATGAACAAAAAACTAGTTCAAATGATAATAAAATTAAAGATGCTGAAAAAATTATTTCAGAAACAGGACAGAAATATATCGAAGTTACATCACTTCAAAAATATGAATATCTATTCACAAATTTAGATGTATTTTTAAATAGGTTTCAAACTGATTCAGAAGAAGTGAAATCAATGACAAAAGAAGATAGAGACAAATTATTTGGTTATGGTAGAGAACTATTTTCAACATATCAAACTCAATATAGTTCATTGAATTTTAATTTTGAACTTTCAATGAAAGAATGGAATTATATGGATAATATATTAACAAAGAAATTATCATATAATGGAAATGAACTTTTTAATTTTTGGGAGTTATTTACTAAATTTATTGATCCAACTAGAAATTACATTAAAAGTTTACCAAAAGGTATAGAATCATTTGTACCAGTTTGCTCAATTCAAAGTTTAGTTTTGGTTAGTCATTTATTGATGAAACACGAAGAAAAAGGATCAACTGATCATTTCTTCTATTTTAAAAATGTATTAACTGAAGTTGGTTTGATGACAAGACTTTTCAATGCTTATGGTGTAGTACTAGAAAGATACACTAATATGTTTAATAATTGGGTAGATGCATTGAACACTATGGATGGATATAATAACATAGATAGAATAGATGAAACAGGAACAGTGTCAGAGTCACAACAACAATAAGGAGATTTTTTGTGAAATACGAGACATGATATATAAAAATAGTGAAAAAGCTATTGGTATAAGTGATGTTAAGATTTCCTCATTGAAAAATCCTCATATTATTGATGATATAAAAAATATCAAGATTATTGAATTAAATAATCTTGCTGATTTTATGTCTTATGTGAATTATGACCACTACCTAATATTTAAAGTTGATAATTTTTATTATTTCTGTGATACAGAGCTTGCTTCATATTTGTATAATCTTAGTTTGATTAAAATATCAGATTTTAATTTGTATCTCAGAAAAGATAAAATAAATAAAATAGAAAATTTTAACTAATTAAATAGTTAAAATTTTTATTATAAACTATACCTAAAATTTAGTTTATATAAAATAAAAACATAACAATATGCCAAAGTCAAAAAATCGAAAAGGACACGATTCTAAAGTTAGAAAATATAACGCCAATAAGAAAATTCAACAAGAGATATTAAAAAATAAAATGATGGAAGATTATATTAAACTTCAAAAGGAAATTATGGCTGGACAAGCTCATACATCGACAGAGGATGTTATAGATTCAGATATTAATATTGATGAATTGAATGATATTAATGATATTTCATTGATTGATATTGATAATCTTGTTGAAATTCCAGAAAATGATATTAATGAAGAACTAGTTAATGAAGAACTAGTTGATGTAGAATTGATAGAACCTAATAAATAATTTAATATTATGATAACCATAACAAACAATAAAATCTATTACAGTGAAGAACCAATATCATATTTAAATTCAATAGATAACGCTGATGTTATAGATCCAAATGATATACTACTTTTCTTGTCTGATACAGTTGAATTGGGAGAAAATCTAATATTCAAAAGATTATTTGATATCATATCATACAATGTAAATGATTTTAATGATATTTTTTATTCATCCTTAGATGGTTATTATATTGATCCATTTCTACAAGAAATAGAGAATAATCCAACTGATAAATTAGATATGGATTATATTGAAGTTAATTGGAGTTGCAATAAGTATGACAATGAACTAAGTGCAATATCAACAATTCACGGCGTTTCATATAATGATACAGATTTTTATGCAATAGACTTTGTTCCTCTTAATAATTTGAAAAAATTGAATATTTCAATTAATAAAAATTTTATTGTGTATGATTATAATAAATTAATAGAGGGTAAAAATGAAGAAGAATCCACAATTAATTTGGGAGAAAAATCATTTACTCTATTTGATTTGTATAATGCAATATTTAGTGAGATTACATTTCATGGAGGTCCTCTTGATAAAAAAGAAAGATTTGAAGAATTAGAAAAATGTATAGAAGAAGAGAATATTAATGCTGATGAATATAAAGAATTAAAATCTTCTACTCTGAATGATTTGATAGAAAAATACGAAAAAGAAGATAAATATTTAGTAAAATATAAAGATTTCAGAGATAGAGTAGACGAAAGTCGAATTAAAAATAATGAGAACTTATCAAAATTAAAAGATTGTTTGAAAAATAAAATGATTATTTATGATGATATCAACAATTGTGAAGGTAGCTTAAAAAAATATTATAAAAAATTAACAAATATTGAGTTTAATATGCAATCATTGTATGGTGAAGACGAAGATATTTTATATCACAAATTTTGGCAAACACCAAAATGTACATGTCCAAAAATTAATAATATTGAAATTTATCCTTCTAAAAATTGTTTAGTTGATGATAATTGTCCAATTCATGGTAAAAAATAAATTAAAAAAGCTTCATATTTAAATTAAAAAAGCTTCATATTTAAATATGAAGCTTTTTTAATTTTTCTTTTCTTGTGTGCTTAATAGAATATTCCAAACATTCTTCAGATATGCTTTCATAAGTTACACCATTTATAGTATTATTTGTTATCATTCCTGGTTTATCAGAGTCCCAATAATCAGTATAATAACTTTTACCATATTCAGAAAAAACAATAATTTTCATGCTATTTGTATGATACCAAGGGTATTCTTTAATGTCATTACACAATACACTACACACAACTATGTCACCTATTTTAAATTTTCTTTTCATTATTTTTAGAATTTAAATAATCAGACTCAATTTGCGTCCAATTTTGAATAGGACATGTACCTCCAGCATCTTGATATGTTTTAGGCGTGAAAATCTTTGCTTTTAATGCACATCCACATAAATTACATCTTGCAAATATATCAAATTCACCTATTGCTATCATTTCTTTGTGCTCACAACCATTACAAATTTCTATACGTTTACAAGCTAAATCATATTCAGGATCATCCTTGACAACAGTCAGAGCAATTCTCCAAGATGTGAAAATTTCTTCAATTTTATTCATATAATATAATTATTTTTTGTTATTATATATAAAATTGAAATGATTCAAACATCAAATATCTTTATTTGGCGTACGAATATATCCATTATTTATATGATTTTTAAATAATTTTTCTAATAACACTTTTTTACGAGCTGCATTATATGCGCCCACACTATTTTTAGTAAATTCGCATATGTTGTCATATTTATTAGCTTCTTCTTGTAATGTTTCTTCTGTCCAATATCCAAGTTTAACTTGTTTTTCTGAATAACCTTGATTTTTGTGATTTTTAAATAATTCATCTAACATTTTTCTACTTTTGGCTGCAATATAAGCAGAACTATTTTCTCTAAATTCTTTTCTTGTTTTATATTTATTAGCTTCTTCTTGTAAAGATTTTATTGTCCATTTTAATCCACCTGATCCTAATGATCCAGCTTTGACTGAATTTATCATAATCCATTCATTATTTTCATAAACATCAACCCAATATATTTCCTTTTTTATAGCGTCATTAGAATTTAAATTTTCTTCTAATAATTTATACTTTGGAAGAGGAATATTATTTATTTTACAAAAATTAATCAATGATTCTTTTTCACTAAATAAATGTTCTTTGTCTCGTCTATTTATATTGTTTGTTAATCCAACATAAGCATTATTATAATTTGTGAATTCATAAACATATATAACATAACTATTTTCTTTCCATTCAATTATATTCCGACGTCCTTGATTGTCGTGATTTTTAAATAATTCATCTATTAATCTATTTTTATACGCAATTTTATAACCTGTGCTTTTTTTCTGAAATTCTCCTCTTGTTATATATTTATTAGCTTCTTCTTGTAATCTATCAAACGTCCAATAACCTTTTTTATTTACTTTAATATCAAATCCGTTATTAGAATGATTTTTGAATAATTCATCTATTAATTTTTTACTTAATGCTGCACTATATGCAGATTTGTTTTTACGAAATTCTCCTCTTGTTTTATGTTTGTTTGCTTCTTCTTGAAGTTTTTCTCTATTCCAATGCCCAATAGTCATTTTACCTTCTTCGTAACCTTTATTTATGTGATTTTTAAATAAATCATCAATTAATTTAATTTTAGATGCCGCTATATAAGCGGAGTTGCATTTTTCTCTAAATTCTTTTCGATTTTCGTATTTATCAGCTTCTTCTTGCAATTTGTCAATAGTCCAATAACCAATAGGTTTACGACTTTCATTTATAAAAATATTATAATTTTTACTTATTTTCATTGAATAATATATTTTTAACTATATATTTATAAAAAAATCAATGATAAATTATTGAATTTTTTGAACCTATGATGGGAGTCAAACCCACATTTACAACTTCAATTACAGTTACTTGATTCGTAGTCAAGACTGGTTACATAGGCATATTATATCTACTCATTTTTTTATAACAATATCTATATTTTCTAATTTTTCTTTTCTTGAGTATCTATATTTATATTTATTAATACCTTCTATATCTGAATCTAAAAATTGTTCTATAAATTCTTCAGTTTGCATAGTAACATATTTTTTAGTACAATTTTCTTTATTGTCACCATAATGACTAGTATCAAATCCTACTATCCAATAATTGTTGAATTTTTTATAATTTTCCTTTGTCACATCACCATCAATTTCTAAGCCTTCAGTCCAATTTAAAAATGAATCAGAATCAAAAAATCGTCCATATGTTAATCCTCCATGTACACTTATGGTATTCATATCATCATATGAAACTTCATACAATGGATGATTAGTAGGTAATAATATATAACCATTCCCCCATCCAAATTCCATTATTAATGGATAATTTTGTATAGTAGATAAATGTTTAGTAAGATAATTCTCAACTATTAGTGTGTAAATTCCGTATTTCATAATATTTTTTTATAATAAAACAAATATACAAAAAAATTGTTATATATACAACTTAAAATTATATTTTTTCTTGAATATTGTCAACATCTGTATCAACTATTTTCAAATCATCTTGTATGTCATCCACATGATCTGTTATATTGTCAACATCTGTGTCAACAGATTTTAAATTTTCTTGTATACCATCAATGTGATTTTTTATGTTGTCTACATCTGTATCAACATATTTTAATTCTACTTCTATATCATCAACATGATATTTTATATCATCTACATCAGTTCCTATGTGCTCAGTCATAACTTCTATTTTTTCAGATAACTCTGCTATCTTAGATATAATAGCATCAGTTCTACTTCCACTTATTTTAGCAATATAACCTAAGACTGGTAAAGCAACTCCTTGAAAAAAAACAGAAACTATATATTGCATCCATGCAACTGTTCCTGATGGTTGACTAAAAAATAATGGAATTATAACTAACAATGTTATTATCCAAAACATTGTCATACTAGATAATGAATCTGATAAAAAAATTGCAAATTTTTCTTGCGATGACTTTAATTTCTCAACTAATTTATTCATATATTTTTTATATTTATATATAAATAGTATAAATAATATTAATTTTTTTTTTTGTGGGACTAGTGGGGCTCGAACCCACAACCTCCGAAGAGATCAGTTTTACAGACTGACATGACTACCTGTGTCATATTAATCCCATATTTTTGTGGTAGCAGATGGACTCGAACCACCAACTTCTGAGACATCGGCCCAGCACTCTATCCTTCGCTCGTTTCAAATTATTTATTCTAGATTCATAATTATCCCCTTTGTGCTTTTGAGTTACACTACCTTTTTTTATTGTAATATTCTTTATTTAATTTTTTATTGAGTGTACTGCCGAAGGGACTTGAACCCTCATACACCAATTACCTTGTTAATGACTGGATATAAGCCAGTGGGGATACGACAGTGTATTTATTTTTGTTGTTGGTGAAGTGGGACTTGAACCCACATGTGACCAATTAACCTTTCTACTACTTATCAGGCAGAGGGTATATTCACCAATGTTATTTAGTAGTCTCGGTGAGACTTGAACTCACGATTTATTGCTTATCAGGCAATTGCTCTAACCAACTGAACTACAAGACTATTTTAGTTTATTATTTTTTTATTGGTATGATACTATTTGAGCACATTGACAGACTCGAACTGTCGGTGTTTATATCTCGCTTTTGCAGAACGATGCCTTCGCCACTCAGACCAAATGTGCATTTCTATTTTAAAAATTAATTTTTCTTCCTTTTGTCCAACCATTAAATATCCATTCATCTAATTCACATTTTTTAATTTTCTTGTTTTTATTGATATTTAAATTATAAATCCAACAAGTATTAAATTGTGAATTTTTATTTCCTTTTTGTTGTATTGAATTTTTTTCTCCAATTTTACGTTTCGTTTCATCAGTAATTTTTCTGCCAGAAAAAATATGCTTTAATTCACCAGATAAATATCGAGGATCATTTGTTGATACGTTTAATGTATTATTTTTATTGTCTTTAACCGTAATAAATCCTTTCTTGTGAAATATTAATTCACCAGATAAATATCTTGGATCATCAATAGAAACTCTAATTTTTTCGTTGTTTTTATTTTTAACAACAACAAAACCTTTACCAACACACTGAAATTCACCTGATAAATATCTTGGATCTTCTGAATTCACAGATAATGTATTATTATCTTTGTCTTTAACCATAATCAATCCTTTCATTATACTTACCAATTCACCTGATAAATACCTTGGATCTGTTTTATGTACTGATAATGTATTGTTATCTTTATCTTTAACAGTAATCAAATTATATGAATTAAATCCTCCTCCACCTAATATTATATTATAAGTATTACCATTTTTAATAAATTCATCATTTACCAATTCTTTTTCTTTTTCCAACATTTTTTCTTTATCATCAAAATTAAATAACACAATTTTTTCAAAATTTTCAACTCCAAATTCTTTTATAGCTTTTTTAATATTAGATCCAGAACCCATATATTTATCATGTATGTTTTCTGTAATATGAATACCAATATAAATTTTATTATTTAACTTATTTGTTATTTGATAAACTATATAATATTTTTTATTTTCCATAAGTCGAACTTTTTATCACTATATATAAAAAGTTCGATATCAATTTTATTAATATTTATTTATTTTTAGTACCGTTAGGTGGAATCGAACCACCGCAATCTATAAGACTGAAAGGTTTATGAGACCTCCGTAATAACCAACTCTACTCATAACGGTATATTTATGTTTAAATATATAGTTAATATCATACTAATAGTATGATATTGTTAAATATTTTAAACTATTTTTGCGGGAAAGTTGAGATTTGAACTCAAGACACTTTGCTTAACAGGCAAACGCTCTAACCAACTGAGCTACATTCCCTTATGCGCACTGGGTAGGATTTGAACCTACGGTGGAGATTACTCTCACTGGATTAACAGTCCAGACTTTTCGACCAACTAAAGCAACCAATGCATATAATAACTTAATAATAACTTAATAATAACTTAATAAAGCGGACTATAACGGTTACGGTCCGTTAATTTTACTTGAGTGACAGTCAAGTTCTCCACCAAGGAGCCTAATAATCCATTTTTGTACTGGTAACGGGGTTCGAACCCGTGAGGAAATTTCTTTCCACAACATTGAAAGTGTTGCGACCTAGCCACTAGTCCATACCAGCATTTTATTAGCGGATTATATCGGGCTCAAACCGACTTCCTCAACCGTGACAGGGTTGTATGCAAAGTATCACTCACACCTATAATCCATTTTTTTGTGGGATAGGAGGTAATCGAAACCTCGTAGTTATGATTTACAGTCATTCTAAGTAACCCTGACCTCTATCCCATTTATTCATTATCCAGTATTTCAAAGATCATTTAAAAACAAAAAACTCAGTTCTTATTTTTAAGAACTGAGTTTTTTTATTATTCACATAATAATTTATATACTTATCCAGTTCTTCCTACATTATTTTCATCATCATTAATATAATCATTAATCATATCAATACATATCTCTTCCATATTGTAATTGATATTACAATTGCGATAAATGCTATATATGTTATTAATGTTATTCATGATATTTACTTTTACTTTGTTTTTATTTGTTGCGGACGTCTGATTCAAACAGCGACTATGGGTTATGAGCCCATTGAGATATCATTTCTCCACCTCCGCGATATTTTTTTTATTTGTTGCGGACGTCTGATTCAAACAGCGACTATGGGTTATGAGCCCATTGAGATATCATTTCTCCACCTCCGCGATATATTTTAATTTTTTCTGTTTCTATGATACAATTTTAGTGATTCTGAAATCTTTATTTTAGTTTCATCTGAAATTTTACTTTTATTTACTGTTTTATATGAATCAGACATTTTTTTCTTACTTTCATCTGATACAAAATGATTTTTTAATTTATTAGATATTTTATTTCTTTCTTCTTCAGATTCAAATCTTTTTTTAGCTGAATCTGACAATTTCTTTCTTGTTTCTTCTGATACAATTCTACATTTTAAAGATTCTGAAATCTTTTTCTTCGATTCATCAGAAAAAATTTTACCTATTGATGATTCTTTTAATTTATTTTTAGTTTCATCACTATGTTTTTTACCTTTAAAATGTGGACCACCTTCTCCTCCAATTCCTATATTATAATTTCTTTTTGATTTTATAAAATCTTCTGTTATAATTTCTTTTTCTTTTTTATTCATTTCTGATTCATTATCAAAAATAAACAAAATTTCTTTTTTGAAATTTTCCTTACCATGCAATTTAATTGCATTTTCTAAGGCTTTACCAGAACCATAATAAGAATCATTTGTATTTTCAGTTTGATGCTTTCCAATATAATACTTATCATTTAATATATTTGTTGTTTTATAAATTGTATAGTACAAAATTATTTCTTTTTTATGTATATATAAATATATAAAATCAGAAATTAACCTGTTACCACTATACTATATATTTTAATCTTTTTCTTTATCTATTTTCTTATAAAGTTTCTTAGCAATCTCTTTTGCTTTTGAATTCATTCCTTTTTCTGTTTTAGGAACTTCACTATAATCAATTTTGATTTTATCAGCAAACATTATAAATTTTTCAGTTCTATCAGATTTCTTTTTCAGTTCATCATAATTTCCTTGAATTCTATTTACTACTTCTGCTGATTCATCAATTTTATTTTCTTTAACTTTTTTCATAACAAAAAATCCAGTCATTTTTTAATTGACTGGATTTATATATTTATAGGCATAAGCCTTAAATTTATTTCTCAGTCAATTGGGATGTATCATCAATATTATTGATAATTTCGTTGTTACACATTTCCTCATTTATATATAGATTACGATACATCTTGTTTTGCTTTTTTATATTAGTTTTTATTTTCTATAAAGTTTATTCTTTGTTATATATAATAGAAAAAAAGTCATTTTTTTCTATTTTTTATTTTCTTTTAATATGATAGTACAAAAGTAATAAAAAGTTTTCATTCTACCAAACATTTTTCAATCTTTTTTTTATATTAATGAAAAACTATCATTTTTTTCTACTTTTAATATGATAGTACAAAAGTAATAAAAAGTTTTTAATCTACCAAATGTTTCTAAACTTATTATTTAAATAAATAAAAATTATAATATTGGTTCAATGACTATTGAATTTTCATAATTTTTTAATTCATCATAATATTCTTCTTCATCACATTCGTTTAGTTCACAATATTCTTCTTTTGATTCTCCCATATACACTTTTATGTACTCTGTTTTTGCATCACTGGCTTCTTTAGGAGTATTAAATATACCTATGAAATCATTGTCTGACATTGTACCAGTGCTTGTGTAATAATCTACTTTATATTTCATATTCAATTATTTTTAATTTGGAGTATAAAAGTAATAAAAAATTATCAATTTACAAAATGTTTATAATCTTATTTTTATAAAAATAACCTTTCTTTTCAATTAAGAAAAAAAGGTTATTTTTTATACTATATTATTTTTTATATTACATTGCAAGTTCTTTTTCTTTCTTTGCATAAAATGAGAAGCCACCAACTTCTTTATTTATTCCTGGAACTCTGGTGAAATTTTTAAGGTTTACTACCTCTTTAATAACATTATACTCATTTTGAGTCAAAAAGAAAACTTTTGTTGATTTACTTGAATTAGTTGTCATAATGTTTAATTTAAATGATTTAAATGATTATTGTTTTATTTTCAATACAAAATTACTATATTTTTTTAAATTGTCAAAATATTTTATGATTTTTTATAGAACATTTTCTTTCTTTGCATAAAATGAGAAGCCACCAACTTCTTTATTTGCACCTGGAACTCTGGTGAAATTTTTTAGATTTACAACTTCTTTAATTCCATTGTATTCTGATTTAGTCAAAAAGAAAACTTTTTCTGATTTACTTGAATTAGTAGTCATAATTTTTAATTTAGATGATTTAAATGATTGTTGTTTTAATTTCAATACAAATGTACTTCGGTTTGAATTGTTTACCAAATATTTTATTGTTTTTTAATATTTTACTTATATTTTCATTTATATTTTATAGTTTGATAACATTACAATATAAATATATACTGAAAATGATATTATAAACATGAAAATGATGAAAAATTTTATAGATTATAAATCTATGAATGAAAAATGGGATGAGAAAGTTAAAGTTAAACATACTGGTGAACATGCAGGTAAAACTATTGATGAGTTGGAGAGTGAATTATCATCACTTAAAAAAAGAAGTAAGAAATATCAAGATGAAGGCAAAGATGTTCCAAAGAGTATTATTGATCAAGAACAAGAAATTAATTTTGCTATTAGAGCAAAAAGAAATTGGAAATAAAAAAAGCTTCTTTTTAGAAGCTTTTTTATTTAATCAATGACAATTGACAGTTATATTTTTTAATTTGTTGAATATTCCATCATGTTCAAGTGCACTATAATATTCTCCATCATTATCTGAAAAACTAAAACAATACATCACTCCATCATTTACCTCTTTACCATCAATAACTTGAAGTTTTAATTTTCTTACATTGAAAAATTCTTTAAGTAATTTTTTTGAATATTTATCTTTAGCTTCTGCAAATGCTTCCCATCTTTCATTTCTATCTTCAATATATTTAAAATCATCAAAATCAGGAGCATCATTTTCCATTTCCAAATATCCATTCGATATTATTTCACTTGCCTTATCAATATCATTCTTAGTTTGATCACATATATCATTCCAGATAGTTTCTGAAACTTTATTTACAGAATAATTTTCATCTCCATAATATAACTGTTCTTCCCTAAAAAGAATTTTTTTTACATCTTCCATACATTTCGGTTCAAATGGGAAGATAACTACAAAACTACTTGATGATGAATTGCTTACAAATCCAGTTCTTATTTTCATACTATTTTTTATTATCTGTTTTATCTGTTTTATCTGGTTTATCTTTTTTATCTGTTAAATCTATTCTAATCTCTGACTTTTTAAAAATTGCGTTGAATATTTCCACTATAAAACTTCCAATTACAGAAATTATGAAAAAACAAAATATAAATGTCCAAAAATCTGAAGTAGCATATTTTAATAATTCTAACATATATTTTTATTTTTATTTTTATTTACAAAATTATAAAAAATATTTGATATTATAATATTTTAATCAAAAATATTATAAATTTTTAGTTATTTCATCTAATTTATCTTTTCTTTTATATACTGTATTACATACTGGACATATAAGACCGTGCTTTTTTGTTTCCCACATATAATTAAAATCTCCTTTTTTATCACATATTGGACAAGATTCATAACTTTCTTTTCCTAATAATTGATAATCTAAAGAATAATAATCATTATCAAAAGAATAAAATTCACTATCACCATCAAGTAGACTGGTTATGCTGCACCATTCATCATCATCTTCCTTATATTTTTGTAATAATATTCGTAATTCTGATTTTGCATCATCAGTTAATTTAGTGCTAAATTGCCATAAATCCCAATCTTCGTTATTACTAGTAGAAACTAAATAGCAATCTGCTACTTTTTTTATATAAGTATCATAGTTACAACTTTGAAATGTTATTGCCTGATTTTTGTCTATATTTTTTAGCCCATTAATGTATAAATCATGCTCTTTTATTCTATATTTATCATATTGTTTATCTCTTCCAGTATTACCCATATAATCATCATATTTCGATTTAATCATATGCGTAGCAAGATCACGTAAACTTTCAAAATTGTTGTTAGAAATTATAAAGCTACTAGATGATGAGTTACTTACAAATCCATTTCTTATTTTCATATTTTATATTATTTATATTAACAATATCTAGTTCCAGTTATTAATTCTACTTCACTAATATCAACATTTAATGTTTCTGCTACTATTTTTGACTTTTCCATTATAACAGATATTGGTGTTATACTAGAATTTAATTCTTCACCATTTGAAATTATATATCCAACAATATATCCATAATTAGACATTTCAACATCAAGTGCTTCTATTCCATTTTCAAATCCATTTTCAACTTCTTCTTCTGTACAATCTAATCTTTTGACTCCAATTATAACAAAACTACTTGATGATGAATTGCTAACAAATCCATTTCTTATTTTCATATTTTATTTTTATTTTATTTTTTATCCATTTCGACCTGCACCAAAATAAACTTCTGATTTATTTAAGTCCAATCCCGATTTATTACTATAAAATGCATTATAAACGTTTTTATCATTTTTATTAAAGAATGACATATCAATATCATAATCAATATCATCATAATCAGATGTCATAAAATCTGAATCACCTTCATTATTACATATATTAACAACTAAAAATAAATCTTCATCTTTACAATCTTTAATATCTAAATTTGCATCTGTTTGAAATGAATCTACATAAATTTTATTGTTATTAAAATGTATATCATAATTAGTACTTTCTTTAATATTAGATAAGGTTAATACTTTAACATCATAATCTAATTTAATATTATTATCTTTTGTGTATTGTGTAAATTCATTGTAATCATTAATCTTGGCTATGCCAACAATAAAACTACTTGATGATGAATTACTAACAAATCCATTTCTTATTTTCATGTTATCATGTTTTTATTTTTATAATAAATGTGGTCTTGCTTCAGCAATTCCAGCATTTGTTACTTGATACCATTTAGGGTGATATTCAGATAAATTTTTTGCACCTCCATAAGATAATGCAGAACGAACACCGTTTATTAATCCTTCAATTACAAATTTGACTCCTCCTTTAAATGGAATTGTTGTTGACTCTCCTTCCACATTTCTTTCCGCTTGACCATGAACAGTTTTTGTTTCTAATGATGCAGAGCCTCTATATCGTTTATATAAGCCATTAGGACTCTCTATAACCTTTCCTGGTGATTCTTCTGTTCCAGCTAATAGTGAGCCTAACATAATAGTAGATGAACCTAATGCAAGAGCCTTTGATATATCTCCACTTGTTCTAATTCCACCATCAGCCATAACTGGTACTTTTGCAACATTTAAAATTTCTATTAAACTTGTAACATTTGGAACACCAAATCCTGTCTTGATTCTAGTTGTACAAAGACTTCCGCCACCAATACCACATCTTAGTCCATCAGCTCCCCAATTTTGCAAATCAATTGCTGCTTCTGCAGTTGCAATATTACCTGCAATTATATCCACTCCTAAATTCAATCCTTTTATTTCTTTAATCGCTTTTTTGACATTTATGTGATGTCCATGAGCAACATCAATAAGAATTACATTTACTCCAGATTCTATTAATGATTTAGACCTTTCTAAAAAATCTCCATTTGAGCCTACTGATGCCATTATTGGAATATTCTGTACATTAATAAAAGGATTATATAAACTATAATCAATTAATTTTTTTAATTTTTTGATTTCATCAACTTGTTCTTCAATAGTCATGAATCTATGAATACATCCTACTCCTCCTAATTGAAACATTTTAAACGCCATTTCATGCTCACAAACGGTATCCATAGGTGATGCTACCAATGGTATCATCAACTCATAATTTGTAGATAGTTTTGTTGTTAATGAAATTTTATTTCTATGTTCTACTTCACTATAAAATGGTATAAGTTGAATATCATCATACGTTAACGCTATATTATTTGTCATTCTTTTATTTTCTTTTGTTTTTATTTTAGTGATAATAACTTTAAATATCTACTATCAAAATCAATACTTTTATTTATATGTATTAATAATGTTGGATGCAATTTAAAACTCAAATCTAAATCAGGAATGATATTAATATCTCCAATATATTTTTTAAAGTTTTGAATCACATTTTTAGTATCAGTAATATTTGAATTTAATATAAAATTAATAATATTTAACAATTCAAAATTGTTTTTATCAATATGCCATATTTGACAATATGATAACCAAAATTCAGTAGTGTAATCTAGTTTTTGAGAACGATATATATTTTTAATATTAGATATAAATTCATCTTTTCCTAATTTACTAAAAAATGCATTAGCTTTTTCTATTAAATAATCAGGTGATGTATTTATAATTTTATTATCATTTATCATAATTCCAAGAAAGTAAAATATGTTATGAGTTTGATTATTTGTCATAATATTATTAATTCTATTTTAAACTGGTTTAATAATTGTCGTTACTCACCATTTGAATATATGTGTTAATTACTCCTGTAATTCCATATTTTTCAAATTTTTGACGTAATGCATCATCTTCTTCTGTTGTACGATCTTTAAATTCTGTTACTTCTCCATCTTCTAATCCACCTAGTGAATCACCTACAATAAGAGTATTGTAATCTTTTTCTCCAAAATAATTAC